AATGTTACATTTGAAACAAATACTTCTCAAAAGTTACGAGACGACTTTAGAGACTATATCAGTAATCAAGAACGATTTGAAGTTACTTGGAGTTGTTCCCCAAAACTTAGTGTCAGCGGAGAACGCTGGGAGGATGCTATTAACCCTGATATTGCTAGTGAGTATTTCGCTGTTCATGGTAGTGAACTTTATCTTAAGTTTGTTGTGGCTGACAGTGTGGACGTCGAAGAAGTTAAAAGAGCTGTTGCTGAGTATAGGAGCGCCGGGATCGAGTGTCCGGTATATCTTATGCCGATGGGCGGAAGAAGCGAAGAATATTCCCTCAATGTTAAAGAGGTTGCGGAACTATGTATGGCGCAAGGGTGGAGATTCACCCCAAGACTCCATATCGACTTATTCGGCAATGCATGGGGGACTTAGTCCAAATGATCTTGATAACTACTATAACGAACAACACAAGAAAGCGATGAACGCAGAAATTGATAATAACTTAGAACAAAGAGTTCGAAAGGCAGGTATATGATGGGATGGTTAAATAAAAAAGTAAAAGACTTAACAGGAGTAACAGCTAAAGAAAAAGCTCTTGAAGTTGAAGCGGCACGTCTTAAAGAAGAAGAAAGCGAACTTCTTAAAAAGAAAAACCCTAAAGAATATGCAACACGCAGAAAAGAACCGTGGGTAAATGTACTTGACATGAAAGTAAATCAAGACAATATTCGAAACGGGTTTTTTGAACTTGATTGGAACAAGTACTTCATTAAAGATCTTATTACAGCAGGTTACGGAGTTGATAACGATCCAGAAGAAGAGATTGTAGATAGATGGTTTCGTGATATTGTATATGGCATGTTAGAGCAAGAAGGAATGGACACTGATCGAGGTGCTGGCTATATTAATATTGTGCCAATTGATAAAGGTAAAAGTGAAGTATCTTAATGCTTGACAACAGCCAGATCTGGTGCTATAATAGTACTATAAATTACAAAAAGGCAAGACTATGTTAGAAATCTTAGGCATTACACTATTAGTTGCATTAATACAAAATGGCGACATTTTCTCATTATGCATATCAGGGTGTTCATAATATGGCAACTCATATATTAGTAGACACAGCAAATACGTTCTTTAGAGCTCGTCACGTAGTACGTGGTGATTTAGATACTAAAGTAGGTATGGCATTACACATTACATTGAGTGGTGTTAAAAAGGCATGGCAAGACTTTGATGCAGATCATGTTGTATTTTGCTTAGAAGGTCGTTCATGGCGTAAAGACTTTTATGAACCTTACAAGCGTAATAGACAAGTTGCTCGTGATAAAATGACTGTTACTGAGAGTGAAGAAGATAAAGTCTTCTGGGAAATCTTTGACGAGTTTAAAGACTTTGTAACTACTAAAACTAACTGTACTGTTATGCGTCATCCGCAACTAGAAGCAGATGATCTTATTGCAGGTTGGGTACAAGCACACCCTAATGATAATCATGTTATTATTAGTACTGACGGTGACTTTGCACAACTTATTGCACCTAACTGTAAACAATACAATGGCATACAAGACATTACTATAACACATGAAGGTTACTTTGATAAGAAAGGTGATCGTGTAATTGATAAGAAGACTAAAGAAGTAAAGCCTGCACCGCAGCCTGACTTTATGTTGTTTGAGAAGTGTATGCGTGGCGACACAAGTGATAATGTGTTTAGTGCATACCCAGGTGTACGTAAGAAAGGCACTAAGAACAAAGTAGGACTTATTGAAGCATATGACGATAAGACTTCAAAAGGCTTTAACTGGAATAACATGATGTTGCAACGCTGGACTGATCATGAAGGCGTAGAACATCGTGTACTAGATGACTACAATCGTAATGTTGTGCTATGTGACTTAACAGCACAACCTACAGATATTAGAGAGATTATTGACACAACTATTGCCGAACATGCAGTAGCAAAAGATGTTAAACAAGTTGGAATGCGTTTAATGAAATTTTGTGCTAAGTGGGATATGCAGCGCATTGCAGATCAAGCACAGTATTTTGCAGAGCCACTAAATGCAAGATACCCGGAGTAGGAATTAATGATGAAAGCAAAAACCATTTTAAAAGATAAATTTTGGATTGTTGAAAGTGACGGTGAACGAGTAGGTACACTATCACTTACGGAAGACAAGTATCTTTTTAGTTCAGGAGCGTCTACACAATATTTTGATAGTGAACGTGCCTTAAAAAATACATTTGGTAAAGATGTATTTACAGATACTATTACACAAGTAATAGAAGACAAGGAAGTACCAGTTAAAGAAGTTTATAACTTTCCAACTAGTTGTTCTCCATATAACAGTTTATACGATATAAAAAACAAACTGCCGTTGTTTACTAAGAGCAATAAAAGTAAGAGTTTGTATTGTGCAGGATACTATATAATTCACTTCGACAAGGGTTGGGTTAAAAGTTTTTGCCCAAAACTAATTACTATCGAACGTTACAACTTTAAAGGCCCATTCAAAACAGATATTGAAATGAGACAAGCATTGAGTATTGAAAATGCAAAATGAGCCGTTAAACACTTTTCCAATTCAGCAATTTATACAAAAGGTAAAGGTTGCTGACAGTAGTAATTCTAGAGAAATTAAACTTAGTATAGCTGAAGCAAAGGCTTTAGCATATACTCTAGGTATTACTATGTCACGCTTAGAAGGCGATTTAGAGCGTCTTATAGCGTCATACAGCAATGGTAACGAGGAAGTTATACAAGTTAGTATGGATGGCGGGAATAGCGACTGGAAGTAAACGTTAAAGGTAAACTGCGTAGTTTACTGTCTTAAAGAGATAAATATATGCGTACATAATTAAGGATACGCATATGAGCAGACCAAAACCAAAAATACTTTTAGAGTACGTAGATAAACAAACTTATCGTGCAGAACAGATTTTAGATGCGGAAGCAATATGGGCTGTGTTTTATAAAACTAAACCATTTAATCTTAAAAGCCTAAACGCTATTACAAATTACCCTGGACCAAAATATAAGAAAGTATCTTTTTCAAATCCAGGACATGCAATAAACTTATCCAAAAAACTTAACAGTTTATTCAACTGTGATGATTTTACTGTTGTTATGTTAACATCAGGCGAGATAGTTACAGACGAATGAACTGGAAAGAAACATATACTAAAGTCTTTCTTAAACAACTTAACAAAACTGTAAACGATGCAGCTGTTTCTGAGTATATGCCTCTTTGGTGGCAAAATACAAGAGAGAAAACTTCCGGTGGATTGCGTTTAACTGAGCTTGGGTTTGATATAGTTAATCAAATTGATTTAGCAACATACGAAATACCATATCCAGCTGACATGCCTATTACTACACAGATCATAATCTTCTTAGACAAATTTATTGACTGTCCTTACTATATTTCTAGAGGCAGTATATTCGTTACAAGCGAACGAAAGGCTGTTGAACTGGGTCTCTTTTCAGGAGATCTACGCAAGTACGGACTATCCAAAGCATTAACTAGACAAAAAAAAGACAAATAAAGTTCCATTAACGGTTGACAACCGTCCTATTAGATCGTATAATAGTATACATAGTTAGAAATTAGCACTGATAACTTAATACACTAGAGAGGTAATACAAAATGGAAAACGTAGCTATTCGACAAATTACACCCAACAGAGCAAAGGGCAGTCTTTTTCACGCAATGAAAAAGAAACGTCCAGTGTTTTTATGGGGTCCCCCAGGTATTGGTAAATCTGAAATTGTTCATCAAATTGGTGAATCGTTAGAAGCCCATGTTACAGACATTCGTTTATCACTATGGGAACCAACAGATATTAAAGGTATTCCGTACTTTGATTCAAATGCAGGTACAATGGTTTGGGCTCCGCCAGCAGAACTTCCTACAGAAGAATTTGCAAAAAAACACAAATATATTATTCTTTTCTTAGACGAAATGAATTCTGCGGCTCCTGCTGTACAGGCGGCTGCATATCAACTTATTCTTAATCGCAAGATTGGCACTTACAAACTTCCGGACAATGTTTTAATTGTTGCGGCAGGTAATCGTGATGCAGACAAAGGTGTTACATACAGAATGCCAGCACCGTTGGCAAACCGTTTTGTTCACTTAGAACTTACTGTGTCATTTGACGATTGGTTCCAGTGGGCTGTAGTAAACAATATACATGCAGATGTTGCTGGTTACTTACAGTTTGCAAAGAAAGACTTATATGACTTTGATCCAAAAAGTCCTAGTCGTTCTTTTGCAACTCCCCGTTCGTGGACATTTGTATCAGAGCTGTTAGATGATGGCTTAGATGCAGAAACCACAACAGACCTTGTATCAGGTGCCATTGGTGAAGGTCTTGCTGTTAAGTTTATGGCACACCGTAAAGTAGCGTCAACTATGCCTAATCCAACTGATATTTTAGATGGACAGGTAACTGAGTTGAAACAGAAAGAAATCAGTGCTATGTATTCCCTCACTGTTTCACTTTGCTACGAACTAAAAGAAAGCTCAGACAAAAACGATAAGAAGTTTAATTCGAAAGTTAATAACTTTTTACGTTTTGCAATGGACAACTTCGAAACCGAGCTGGTAGTAATGGGTATGAAATTGGCGTTGACCCAATATGAATTACCAATTGATCCAGATGAAATTGAGTGTTTTGATGAGTTCCACGAGCGTTTCGGCAAGTATATTAAGGCCGCTCAAACAAGGTCTTAAGGTGTGTTGGGTTTGGACGTTCCCGTACAAAAAACGTCCAATTACTCTTGACTTTTATGTCAAAATACTATATACTTATAGTATAAACAATGCAGAGAGGACATAGCATATGAGCGTTGCGGGCAAACAACTTTGGACACCAGACCCAGATATTACAACTGAAGCATTAGATGCAATGCGAGTTGATGTGCTGGATAGAATTATTGTTGCACGAATTGGGCTTTTATTACGTCATCCTTTCTTTGGTAACATGGCTACACGCTTACGCATTAAAGCCGCAGACGATTGGTTACCTACTGCCGCAGTAGACGGTAGAAACTTATTTTTTAACACTCAGTTTTTTAATGCAATGTCAAATCAAGAAATTGAATTTGTTATTGCACACGAAATTCTACATTGTGTATTTGATCACTTAACTCGTAGAGACGATAGAGATCCAATGATCTTTAATATTGCAGCAGACTACATTGTAAATAATATTCTTGTTAGAGATCGTATTGGCGATAAGCCTAAACTAGTTGATTGTTATCAAGACTTTAAATACGACGGTTGGGCATCAGAAGAAGTTTATGATGACATATTCGAACAAGCTAAACAGAACGGTGAAGAATTTCTTAAAGAGCTTGGAGAATTATTAGACGAACATTTGGACTGGGAAGGCAACGGTGAAGAAGAAGGTGGTAGCGGCAATAATGGTAACGTAAGTAAATCGCAACCAAAATATTCTAAAGAAGAATTACGTGAAATACGTGATGAAATTAAAGAGAATATGATGACAGCGGCGCAATCATCTGGTGCAGGTAATACACCTAAAGAAATTGAAAGAATGATTTCCCAACTTACAGAGCCTAAAATGAACTGGCGTGAAATATTACGTCAACAGATTCAAAGTACTATTAAGAATGATTTTACATTTATGAGACCATCACGTAAGGGTTGGCATATGAATGCTATTCTTCCAGGACAAAATTTTGATGAAACTATTGATATATGTGTAGCTGTTGATATGTCAGGATCAATTGGCAATCAACAAGCAGAAGACTTTTTAGGTGAAGTGCAAGGTATTATGGACGAATATCAAGACTATAATATTAAGTTATGGTGTTTCGATACAGCCGTTTATAATGAAGCAGAATTTAGTGCAGACGGTGGTGAACGATTAGAAGAATATGAAATTATCGGTGGCGGTGGTACTGAGTTTGACTGTAACTGGGAATACATGAAAGAACACAATATTCAACCTAAAAAGTTTATTATGTTTACAGATGGTTATCCTTGGGGTAGTTGGGGTGACGAAGATTACTGTGAAACAGTATTTGTTATTCACTCTAACTTTGATAGAAAATTACAGGCACCATTTGGTATAACTACTCACTATGAGGATGCCGCATAATGGTTAAACTCAAAGAACCAAATCCGTTAAATGTATTTAGGATTCGGCAAACTAAAGTTAAACCTCATCATTTTGAATCTATAGCCATTCCTTACACTTATAATGTTGAAGAAGCGTTAAATAAATGGATACGGAAACATCTTAAAGGAAGGTTTCACGTAGGAAAAGTTTTAAAAGTAGACGACCAGAATCAGATAAACAGCATGATAAATATTGGCTTTGAAGACGGAAAAGAACTTGCATACTTTATGTTAGCTTGTCCACTTTTAAAATATAAATAACCAACGACAGTTAAATACTACTATTATTAAGGAGATAATTATGTCAGAAGAAACTAAAGTAAACGAAACAGAAGCACCGGCAGCACCAGCACCTGATCTTACTGTTCAAGACTTAAATGGATTAAAAGCTATTATTGACGTTGCTAGTCAACGTGGCGCATTTAAACCAAATGAAATGACTACAGTGGGTCAAACATACACTAAGTTAGAAAACTTCCTGCTTGCTGTACAAGCATCGCAAGTACAACCAGAAGGTGGAGAAGAAACAGCGGCACCAGCAGAAGCTCCCGCAGGAGAATAATATGGCACAACCATTAAAGCATATTGGAAGACATGTAGGTAGCAGAAAAAAAGTTGCGGTAGCATTTAGAGTGTTACCTGGCGAAGCAGACAATTGCTTAGTAGTACCTACAGAGTCATTAGATGCTGCAGAACATGATTCATTAATGACATTGATTGAATCAAATGCAGGTCAAAATGCAGAAGAATTAGCAGACGCAATGAACAGAGTAACATTACCGGATGGCATGAATATGTTAAAAGGTTTTCATAAGTATGGAAAATTATACAAAATGAAAACTGATGAAATTGAAATGACTCCTGATAATAAAAGCTCAGTGAAGTTAAGTGAACTTAACAAACTAATTGCTGAGCAAAAAGGAATTACAGTCGAAGATTTAGCTGTTAGTGGTACAAGTGGTCAACCTGTTGCGCCAGCAACAAGTGAAGCAATGCCAACAGCAAATACAGATGAGAAAGTGTTAGATGATGCTACACTAGCTGCTCAGTACCGTTCACAGGCAGATGCTCTATATAAAGAAGCAAAGAGTTTGAGAGAACAGGCAGAGGAGTTGGTCCCTACGAAAAGGAAGACCAAATCTAGTGCCAAAAAAACCTAAAAACAAAAAACTACCTCCCGAAGTAATAACTCATTGGCCAGAAGTTTTTGACGAAATTGATATGAATGTAGTACCATTAGAGTATCTACATTCTATCAGAGTTACGTTTAAAGACGGTAAAGTGTGGGATATTGATCTTAATAGTCCTAAAAATAAAGAAGTCACTAGCGTACAAGATAGTCTAGATGAACTATTTGATGAATATGAAGATCAAATACAAAATGTAGACTTTCGACTAGACACCGACCGAGTTAAGAAAGATATTACCAAACGTACCCGTCGATTCCTTAAACTTGGAAAGTAATTGTTTCTGTGTTAAAGGCATAAATACTAGTAGAAACTATTATTACTAGGAGTTAAAGAATGGCTTTACAGATCAGACGAGGTATTGAGTCAGAACGCACAGGTGTTGTATTCGCCGAAGGTGAGCTGGTCTATATTACAGATACCGATAAATTATATATAGGCGACAATAGTACCGCTGGCGGTATTGAAGTTGGGCCAAAAACATTATCCGAATTAGGTGCTGTTTCGCTAAGTGGAAATTTAACACTAGGCGGCAACAATATTGATGGAACTGGAAATATTAATATTACCGGTGATATTACAGCATCAGGAAACATTACAGCAGGCGGCAATATTGATATTGGTGATGCTGCAGATGATACACTTACTATTTCAGCTAAAGTAGACAGCGGTATAACTCCGAATGCGGACGCTACATACGATTTAGGTTCAACTACATTAAAATGGAATAACATACACGCAGTAAGACTTGACGGTGACGTAGAAGGTAGTGTATTTGGCGATGATAGCACACTATTAGTAGATGGTGTTAATAATAAAATTGTTGGTGTAGTAGATACAACAAGTATAAGAACAAGTGAAGATAGAATTGCACTTGGTGATAGTGCTGGTGCAACCAATCAAGATAACGGTGCAGTAGCAATTGGTAGCTTAACTGGTACAGTAGATCAAGGTTCACAAGCAGTTGCAGTTGGTGTTTCTGCTGGTAGAGAAAGACAGGGTTATTATGCTACAGCACTTGGACGTTACGCTGGTCAAAATGATCAGGGTGTATCCGCAGTAGCAGTTGGCCACTCGGCGGCTAGAGAATCTCAAGGTGTTGAAGCAATAGCAATTGGTAAGTTAGCAGGTGAAACTAACCAAGCCGCAAACTCAATTGTATTAAACGCAACAGGTAGTGCAGTAGAAAATACCACAGCAAGTAGTTTAGTAATTAAACCAGTACGTGATGCAGTTGGTACAACTGTAATGATGTACAACAATGCAAACGGCGAAGTAACACATACAGCAAGCCCTGCATTTGATTTACAAGGTGATTTAACTGGTAATGTAACTGGTAACGTAACTGGTGATGTAAAAGGATCAGGTGCACAAACAGTATTGGCGGCAAACACAGGTCCATCAGATGCGGCTTTAAGTGTAAGTACAGTTACAGCAACAACACTTTCAGGAACACTAACAGGCAATGTAACTGGTAATACAGCAGGTTATCACACAGGCGATGTTAAAGGTTCAGTATTTGGCGATGACAGTACTGTTATTGTAGATGCTGTGAATAACACATTAATTGGTAACGTAACAGGTGATTTAACTGGTAACGTAACTGGCGACACAGCAGGTACACATACTGGTGCAGTAGTTGGTAATGCGGCAGGTGATCATACAGGCACATTTACAGGTAACGTGTTTACTGCTTTAATTGATAGTGCAGATTCAAGTGCTATTACAGTTACTCCAGCAGTAGTTATGAGTAGTGACTTAACTGTTGACAATGCTGTAAGCATAGGTGGCATAACTGGCGTTGTAATTAACGATAATAACATTAGTGCATACAGTGCAAGTAACCCTACAAAACTTGCTATTAACAGCATATGTGCAGATGCAAACGATTATACAACTGAATTAGTAATTGACAGTAACGTTAATGTAACTAACGACATGACTGTTACAGGTAAATTTACAGCGTTTGGCGACCGTGCAATTACTGCAATTCACAGAACAGCATTAAGTGAAACAAACAGTGGTTTCTTTGTAACTGAATATGCAGGTTCAGTAACTGATGCGGCAGAGCTACAAGACATTTCAAACTATACAATTAAAACTAAAATTGTAGAAGATGTTGCAGACTTTGGTACTGCTGTTAAATTTGCTAGTATGACAACTAGTGTTCGAAATGCACTAACACCGGCAGCTGGTATGGTTGTGTTTAATACTACAGAGACAAAATTACAAGTATACACAGGTTCAGCCTGGGCCGACCTACACTAATAACTAAAAAGAGTTAACATGACTTTAGAAGAAGTACAAGCAAGGCTTGAATCTGGTATATCAGAATCTATTGTAACTATGCAAGGCGACGGATGCAACTGTTCAGCAGTTATTATTTCGCCTGCTTTTGAAGGAATATCAAAAGTAAATAGACAAAGACTAGTTTTAAAATTAGTAAAAGAAGAAATGGCAAGTGGTGAACTTCATGCACTTACTGTAAAAACTTTAACACCCTCAGAACAATAATATTTTTTAGTCGTAAAAAAAGGAGCGTAATGCTCCTTTTTTATTGAGTGGATTATTCTTAAAGAATTATCATACACTCAACTACTTTTTCTTCTTCAATAGTACTTGTAGTAAGTGCTATAGCAACTTTTTGTGCGCCGTCTTTAATTAGTACACCATCATAACTTGCATAAAGTATATCACCTTTATTAACTGCTCCTAGTACACGAGTTGGTACACGACCTTTAAGTGCTATTGCTTGTCCGTCTGCACTTGCGTTCATTAAGTAAGCTGGATCAGTAGATATAATTCCTACTGGAAAATCGTTTGGTCCACATGCTTTAAGTTCGCTATCTTCATCTGCACTAACACATACTACTGTGCCTGGTGCTAATTCTTCGTTTGTTGTATATTTCTCAGCTAAGTCAGCAAAGTCTGCTTCTGTTGCTGTACCAATAAATTTAAATCCTGCTTCTAAGTCAATACCTGTAGATTTAACTTTACCAATTACAGTACCATTATGCGTAAATGTTGTATCGCCGCCGTTTGCTACTGCTACGCTACTATTACCATTTGATATTGATGTAGAGCTAACACCAGCAATCGCACTATTTAAGTTAGATACTGTTGTATCAACTTCACCTTTACTATAAACATCTAAATTAGTTCTAGCAAGAGGAGCAGTTGTTGCGCCTGTACCACCATTTGCAATAGCAGTTACAATACTGTTAAAGTTAAAGTTAGTAGCATTAAGTGTTCCAACAGTTAAGTTATCAAACCAACCATCGTTTGCTGTACCTGATTCGTTTACGTGTCCTGTAAATCTAGTACTTGCTGTTATTATACTACCGTCTATAGTAGTAGCAGTAATATCATCTGAACTAATAGGACCTACAGCAATAGCATTAGATGCATCTCGTGCAACTAATGAGTTTGAAGTTTTAGTTGTACTAGCATCAAGTCCTAATTGTAGTACTGCACTTTCTGCGCCTGCACCGTCTAATACATTGTTTACATAAACATTAAGATAAGGATCACTGTTGTATGTTGATATATTTTGTACATAATTACCTGTAGTATCTGTTCCTAAAGCAACACTGTTACTACCAGCTGTTAGTGTTAAAGTAACATCTTGCGAGCCATCTATTGTAACTTGTCCTGATAAATCACCGTCTACTGTTAATATTCTTGCAGTAGTCCATTTATTTGCTGTTGCGGCCGCACCGTTTAATGCACCTATAAATTCTGTAGCATATAGTTTTCCGTTGCTGTCTCTAACTGCAACTGTGTCTGGCTGTGCCGCACCGTCTGCAACTTGACCAACTCTATATTCATATGTATTTGCACCTGTAGCAACTTGTAGTGTTGCCGCTCTTGATGCTAGTCCACTAAATTGTGTTGCTGTAATATTACCTGCATTGTCTCTAGCAACTAGTGTGTTTGCTGTAGCAGTAGTTGCCGCACCAATAAATGTTGCTCCGTTGTCTACTTGTACACCATCTGCTTTAGTAACTCTACCTGTAAGCGCCGCTGTAGCGTCTGTGCTGTTGTATAAGTGCGTTCCGCGGAAACTAGTACCAAAGATGTCACCTACGCTATCTCTTGTTACAAGAGCGTCAAATGTGTTTCCTTTAGTAGCAATTTTGTATGTTCCGTCACTTAATACAGTATTTGCTTCGTCTGCTATACCTCTAAAGTTTACAGCATGTACTTCGTTCCAACGCTTAGTTGTAGAACCAATATCCATTGTGTTATCTGCATTTGGCATTGGGCCAGTTGCTGAAAGTTTTAATGGAATAACTGTTGAGCCGCCTGCGTCTTTAACTTTAAATGACATATCAGCATTTGTAATAGTTGACTCAAGTATTGTTTCGCCGCCGGATATTTTAACTAGTAATTCGTCGTTTGGTCCAATTAATAAACCATCATTGTCAGCAATATCAACTTGTGTAACAAACGTTGGGTTTGAACGTTGTACAAACTCTGCCGCTAGTGTTCCACCTAATTGTAATGCATTTGAAACAGTACCATGTAATTGATAGTTACCTGTTGTAACTCCGCTGTTTGCATTTTGTGTATTAAGTAATGTAATACCTTTTTTAATTCTATCAAAGCCAGTAATTGGGTTTGAATCATCTAATGTAAATTCGTCATTACTTACTGTAAAGATAACAACGTCATCTACGAAACCTTTTAAAATTCTGTGCTTGTATGGAGTATCGTCTGCTTGGCCTGCAAACAAGTTATCATAAACTTCAGCATCATCTACTGTTGTTTTAACAGTTTGGTTGCCTTTTGGTCCAACTAGTACAAAAGGATCTCCTGATACTGCACCGTTATGTGCATATAGCTGACTTGTTACATCGTCCCACCATAAGTCACCTTTGTTAACATTTGCCGCTGTAATTGCTGAACCGCTTGGCTTAGAACCAATGTGAACGTTTCCAAGGGGAACAAAAACGCTTTCACTATTACCATCATATACTTCTATTTTTTTAGAAGTAGTGTTAAACCATAACTGTCCTGCTATTGGTCTTGGTGGTTGGTTTGCACCAGCAAAGTTTTCTAGTAAGTAAACAAAATTTTCATTTTGTATTTCGCCGTAACCTGCATAGTTTTTACCTATTAGTTTTAGGTCAGTTGTGTTGTCGATAGTACCATCTTCAACTACTGCTACGCTGTTATTACGAGTATTAAATATTGTATAAGCCATTCGTTAATATCCCCTATTACGATAATAGTATTTATCGTATTTCCCTGTTAATGTTCTTACGGAGTTTCACCGTTTGGACCCGTAGCAGAAGTTACCCATGTCTTTGTTCCGCCTACATCCTCTACTTTAAAGAATCTTTTAACTCGAGTTGTATTTGCTGTAGGTGTTGCTCCGTCATCTGCCTTTAACGTAACATCACCTGTTGTTGTTCCTGTAAATCCAATATCTTGTACTAGTTGCTGGTTTGCTGGACCTGCCTCTGTTGGTGTTACACCATACGGTTCAATAACATTTAAGTCTGAAAAGTCTACACCAATTTTTGTTGTACTAATACTTGATCCAATTGCAATGTTACTAACTGCTCCTCTTAGCGAAGTAGTAATTACTCTTGCATATGTATTAATGCGTTTTTCTGACGCTGGATGTAAAAAGTTTATACTGTCAATAACTTGTGCATCTAAACTTGCAAAACCTGTTTGTGGCATGTCTGTAACATCTATTATTAGTGCTATAGTATCACTTGCCATCTGTTGATCTACATAGTCTTTGTTTGCAACATCAGTTGTTGCACCTGTAGCATAGTTAGTAGTAGCAACACCTGTAATTTTTACATTGTTGAACACAACTGTTCCGCCACTATTGACTTGCAGACCTGCTGTTGTATCTATGATTGGAGTACCACCGCTATCACGTATCTCCATAGAAGATTTTATACGTACTCTGTCCATTTGGCCAACTTCACGCAATCCTGCCGCTACTTCAATCGCAGACCCTAATTCATGGAATGTACCTCCTGAATTTTCTTGTGCTATAACAACATTATTAATTTTGTATGCTTTGCCGTCATAAAGATTTAAATGATCACTAACTTGCCAGTTGTCGCCTTCAGTTCCATCATTTAACCATTTAAGATACTTGTCATTTGCATTTACATTTGACGGAGCACCTTTAATTATAACACCAGCATTATTTGCTGTTGAGTCACTACGTTGCACTACGCTAGATACTACTGCATTTGCTCCGCCTTCTTGATTTAATAAACCAACTGCTGAGCCTGTTAATGTGTCAGCGCCTGAGCTAAATGTTCCGTTAGTTGGTTCTAATGTAAGTGTAACTAAGTCTGAGCTAATACTTTTAAAAGTACCTGTTGCTGATGTGCTTGATTGTGTAACAGTTTCACCTACTGTAAATTGTCCTGCAATAGTAGCATCCAATGCCGCATTAAGTGTTATTACTGTATCTGCATGTCCTAGTTCAATATTGTAGTCATCAACTGTTAAGTTTTGTGTTTCAATAGTTGTACTTGAACCTTCAATAGTTAAGTTACCTCTAATAAGAGCATCACCATTAATATCTAATGTAGCAGTCGGTAACTGACCTAAGTCCATATTAATACCAGCTCTTCTATTATTAGAAGTTAAAACAAATCCATCATATTCAGTAGACCCTAATAAGTTAATTCTAAACCTATCATCTTTACCAGTAAGTTCAATACTTGTAAGTTCGTCTGTTGCTTGAAACTTTGCTTCGCCTGATTGTCCAACAGTTAAACCGCCGGAGTTTTGAATAAAGATTGTTCCAGTTGTAATACTGTTAGCATCTGATGCTAGGAACTGTCCTGCTGTTTTTCTAATTCTTAATTGTGTGTCAGGATCAATTTGGTCTGTAATTAGTGAGTTAGATGAATCAGCAACACCATAGAATCTAAAGTTATCAGCATCAATAATATTGAAGCCACGTTTAATATCTTGTGTGTAATTTAGTCTTGATTGTTCTGCAAGTGTTGGACTATACGCATCGTTACTAATAAGAGCAACTGTAGTTTCACCGATAAACAATTTAATTAGTGTATGGTCAACTGATGATTTATCTCTAACTGTATCAACTTCAAATCCACTCTTGCCTTGGGCATCTGTATATATTGGTCCAACTAGTACAGGATCTCCTGTACCATCAAAGAACTTCATTTGGTTAGTAGCATTGTTGATCCAAATATCACCTGCAACCATTTGTGGTTGTGTGTTACTAACTATAGGACCATTTGATTTAAAACCTGTCCCGTCATATACTTTTAGTCTGCCTTGTGATTTATCGTACCATAACTGTCCTGTAATAGGAGTTGCTGGTGCCGCTGTACTTGCAAAATTTTCTAATATTTTAATAAGGTTTTCGTTGAACGCTTCACCAAACCCTACGTAGTTACGTCCTATTAATGTTATGTCCGAACTAGTAGTGTCTATTTGGCCGTCAACTAGTTCTGTTAATAGCGTTCCGTCTGTCTTGTTTAGTTTATAAGCCATCTATTATTCCCCTGCGTAAATTAAGTAGTTGAGTGTTAAGAATGGATTCATAACATCTATCGATTGCCCTAGGGTCTGTTGTGTATCAATACCGCCTGACCCTGAGTATAATGCGCCTGTTCCTGTACCAACTAAGTCTGTCTTTTCTACTGTACCTGATGCACCTAAGTTAGCAACAGATGATGTATCACTAAATGCATAAAACTGTGATCCTTCGCCACCGTCTCTATCATTTATCATATCGTGTTCGTGTTCTGGTAAGTTACTAACTGCTAGTGTTACTTTTTCTGTACCACTGGAAGCACCTAAAGTATCTGCCGCCGCATTGTCTGTAACGTTTGCACTACCTTTACCCATGTTATCTTTACCCATTGGTAGTCTACCACGTAAGTCTGGTACTGCAAAGTATGCGTCTGAGTCACCTGTTTCTGTTTCAATTTGTGATTTTGATTTAAATGACCATTGTACTACTGCATGTAACGATGTTTTATCAGCAATCAAATAGTTAGTACCATCACAAACTAACCAACCATCTGGAATAGGAATGTCTACATTATCAATAATACCTGCATAAGGAATAATTGACCCTACTGGTACAATAGCCTTAACTCCTGCTAGTATTCTATCTCTAGGCATTTTAAATACGCCTGACGGTTTGTTAACTAAAAACTCATCATTGCTTTCTGATGCAACTGGAGTAGCGTTTGCACCATCGCCTATTACACTAGGTCTGTTTGCAATAAAGTTATTACTAACTGCTGTAGTAAATGTTACACTACCTTGTTGTCCATCAAAGGAAATATTGTTTGCAACAACATCGCCTGTTAATTGGAATACTGTTGGCGATGACAATCTATCTGCTTGACCAGCTCTACCTGATACAGAACCTTGTACTTCACCTTTTAAACTACCTACAAATTCTGTAGCATACATACTAGCAAACACTTTGTTTGGTGTACCTATAGTTCTTAAATTATTTTCATCTGGTAACAACGCAACATTGTAAGTATTTCTTAAATCATCGATACCTATCTCAGATAAGTCTGTACTTGTAAGTGGAATACTATCTGGAGATCTACCTATTATCAACGGACCTGCTACTTTTGCTTGTCCACCAACATTAACATTTTTAGCAATACCCATTCCGCCAGTTGAAGTAATACTTCCTGTGCTTATTGTTGCACTTTCAAGTAAACTTGTTGAACGTATTTGGTTATCTGATTGTATAACACCGCTTACATCTAATGCAACTTCAGGTCCTGACTTGTTAATACCAACTTTTCTAGTACTATCAACTGTAAGTATTGACTCTAATGGAGCATTTGCTTGATTAGAACTTGTATTCATTCTAATTTGTAAGTTTGCACCTGGACCAGCATGTGAAATAATACCTGCTTGTCCGTCCATTTGCATTTTTACTAAACTACCTTCACCAACACTAATACCTTCTGAGTTTTTAACGTTAATTGCAAAGTTAGTAATGTTAATAGCGTCTTTACGCATAACATTAGCCGCTGTAATTAATACATCTTGTGCTGTTGTTGCACCTGGTACTACTAAACCTAATGCTTTTTCTGAAATACCATTAAACTGTGGTACTCCATCGCCGCCTACATTGGCTGCCGATAAGTTTACACCTGGTTTTAGTCCACTTTCAAAACCTACTATAGTAGCTTTTGGATTAAATGCTTCACTTGCTATAATAGCAACTGGACTACCTTTAACTTCTATGAACACAACATCGTATTCGTTATTGTCAATCGCTACAACTTTGTCTGGTCTAGAGCCAGTTGCTAGTCCTTCTGCAAACTCTGGTCCTACTAATAGCCAACCTGAACCTGCAAATAGGTATAACTGTTGGTTATCGGTGTCAACCCAAAGGTCGCCAATGACTGATGTTTCTGCATCTGGAGCAATATTTGCTTTTTTAAGGCCACCGGCCGCTACCCAAGCACTACCGTCCCATAATTTTAACTGATCAACACCTGGACTATTGTCATACCATAGTTGACCTTCTACTGGACTACCAGGATTTGAACTGTTAGCAAAGTTTTCTAGTAAGTGTAAAAAGTTTTCTGCAATACTAGAACCATACGCTGTAGTATTACGCCCTGGTAATTTAAGAGAAGTCTCTTGGTTAATAGTGTTGTCTTCAACAGTAATACTGCCTTTATTAACAAAATCGGAATATTTAATTGCGTATGCCATTTATTATACCTCTGTAAAGCCAGTTAAACTCTGTACCCTTACAGTGTAGTCAATTTGAATAAGTCTATTCAATGATTTCTGTACTGGATGGAAGATAACGTGTGTTAAAAGTCTACCGTCTGTACCGCCTGCCCCAGCACTTATTAGTCCTAGTTCATCGAATACATATAAGTTTTCTGTATTTGTTGTAGTATCAAATGCATCTTGTCCACTTGGTTCACCATAGTCTAGCAAACAACTAACAAGTATGTCTGTATAGTTTGTACCACTAACGTGTCTTGTTTCTATTTTGTTTCTTACAGGATCTGTATTATTACCTGCTTGATCGTCTACTACTTTAGCAAACGTTTGGTTGTACAAACTTGCATTTGTACCTGTACTGTTTGGTGTTAAGTAAGTAATAATTCCTGTTGGATCAACTGCTGTGCCACCGTTACCAAATGCCATTTTATATATAGGCCCTTGTCCTGCGTTGGCTAGTGATTCCGCTAGTGCCAAACTCATGTTCTCATAATGAATAGCATTACGCTTATCAATAAGAATCTCGCCACTCTCAGGATCACTAATTTTGATATGTCCTTGGAGTAGTACTCCGTTTAAATCTTTAAATGTATCTGTCATTTTATCTTCCTGCTAGTGTATTTATTTAGGTAAGTCAGTTGTTGCCTCGCGGATGAATTCAGCAATTGAATTATTTGCGTATCTTAACTGCTCCCCTGGTGTTTGCCACGTTTTTCCTATTTTTCTTACTATAACAACCCTAGTACCTGTTACTGGGGCGTCTGCAAGTGTTACTGTTGCTGATGAATCTGTAATATTTAACGTAAACTCTGGTGCTAAAGTAATGTCGCCTTCTGGGCTATCTTTAGCAATAAGCTCTGTTGTTACAATTCCATTAGCATCAACTACTTGATTTTGGTACATACTAATTGAATTCTTACGTAGTCTACGTCCTGCTACAAACACTTCAAACTCGTTTACCCCTTTAGTAGGGATCCAATCTAGCAATATTTGTGTACTTTCATCATCTAGTGCTATTGAACTTACCATTTCGTCTGTATAAGGAATAGTTTCAGAATTACTTTGATCCATAATTTCTGTTCCTGCAGGGTAAGTATCAGCAGGTCCTGTTCCTAATGTACCTCTACGTAGTTGTCTTAATTCTTTTCCAACTACTTCAAAGTATTCAATTCTTTCTCCGTTAACAAATATTACGCCTGGAACATTTAGTTCTTTACTTGGTTGTGTAATACCTTGTGCGTCTGTAAGTTGAATTGCTTGATCTGATATACTTAACGGCTCTGCTAAGAAGTAAACATTTGCTTGGTTCAGTCTCTTATAGTGCGTTCTGTTAAGCATGTCTTTAAACATTCTATATCCAAACTTTTCACTTGCTTTGTCAGCCGCAAAATGAATTACTTGTATTTTATCATTTGGTTTAACGGGTCTATCTATTTGTACGTAATTATCCATTTTAACTAACTTGTAGTCAACGTTTGGAGTTAACAATGTTCCGTTTAAACTTATCCAAAGGTACGCAGTATCTACTGCTGGCGCACGTAGTTTAACCAAGCCTTTTGTTAGTCTATTAAATTCATAATAGTCATCTGTACCAACTGTAAGTACACTACGTGAAACGTTAGTTTTTGTTTCCATTTGTATATCTTGTAGTTCGTGTCTATTAAATTTATATACATCAATTTGTTTACCATCTGCAGGTATGCTATCTAATACTAGTCTATCGCCTGCTTCAACAAGTGTTATACTTACAATCGATGATGCTGTTGCATTACTTGTTAAGCCTACAATTGGAATACTACTGTCAAGGTCAACTGCTTGGGATAGTCCTGGAACAGTGCCTACTACAACTAAGTTACCTGTACCAGTAGTAAATGATTTTACTGTTGCTGTATAAACTGTACTGTCTCCAGTTCCTATTTCTACAGTTTCGCCTGGTTCAAATGTACCTGTTACTGTTGGTAGTCCAATTAATGTATTTTTACTAAATTCATATTCTGCTGAATCTGTAATAACAATTTCTAAGTCATCGCCAGTTTCACCTACGTTATCAAACAAAGTAACTGATGAGTTATTAAAGTTCCAACGATAGTCTTTTAGTAATACTTTTTTAACACCGTTAATGTATACATCAACTGCATCTGGACTTAGACTGCTTGTTGGATACTGTGATCTATCTAATACATATTCACGTGATGTAGTGATGTACCATTGTTGTGTGTATCCTGGAAATAATATTTTATCATCAACTTTAACAATAATGTTATGACTTAGTGGAAGCCTTGAAGCAGGCTCAGGTGACAATTCAAACTGTACTGTACTACCATCTCCAATAAATCTATCAATAATTACTTCGCTATATCTTTGTATTGTTTCTTCATTAGTATCAAACAATGAGTAATAAACAAACGCATTATCGTTTGGCGGAATAACAAAGTCTAGTCCAACTAGTCCTGCTTTATCACCATAGGAACTATCTGTTTTAAATAATGATACTTGAGCATTTGCTCCGTCTACATTGATGTAACTTTGTATACCGTCTGACCATATCACACTTGTTACAAATGTTCTTGTTGTGCCGTCACCAATAAAGTGATCTGTGTCTAAAATTCTTTCTCCACTGCCTGCCATTGACAATACATTTACTTTGTCTCCTGCTACTAGTGCATCTCTTAGAACTAATTTCTTATCTGTAAAGTTTATACTGTACTCTGGTGTTCCAACTACTGAACTATCAGATCCTGGAACGTCTTCGGATTGTAATATTTTTCCGTTAACTTTAACAATAGCACTGAATATGTTGTGTGGTAAAACATCTAAATCAAAGTTTACTTGTCCATCAGTTGCAGTATAGTTTCTTGTGCTAATTAAACTTCCGCCGTCTGCTGATCTATCGTAAACTTTTAAGTCTAATGTATCATGTAACTGTCCTGGAACTAATTCTTCTGGACCTTTTGATGTTGTTGGTGTAACAAATCCGTCACCGTCAAGGTTAATATCACCTGCATCAAGTCCTGTTGCAGTACCATACTGTAAGTTACCACCTTCAATTAAACTATCAAAGCCAATGCCTTCTGGTAGGAAACTACCATCGCTTGTAGATTTTCTAAAAGTAATTGTTGGATTAGAAGTAGCAAAGAACTCTTCCCATTCCTCAACATTTTGTATATCAATATAATAGTTTCCGTTCTCAACTACATACTCAGTACTGTCTGAAGTAATTGATAACATAATTGCATTTGGATTACCTAATGAAAGAACTGTTGAACCATCACCTGCAATATAAGTTTTAGTACTACCGTCATAGTTAATATCATCAACTCTTGTAGCATTAACATATACATTGTATATTGCATCTTCTTGTAAAGGTTTAGATAGTTGGAATCTAAATGTAGGACCAGTTGTTACAAAACTTTCATCATCAAAGTTTTCATCATATGAATCCCATGAAGTAGTGTACCATTCTTTACTGTCCCAACCTAAGTCTTGACCAAATTCAAAACTCTTAACTTCAACGCCACCGTAGTCAACACCGTCCATTAGTTGTCCTAGGTCTTTACCTAACTGCCCATCAGTTGCATTGTAGAATAAGTTAATTCTATCTGCCGCTGTAAGCATACTAATATCTTTGTTGTACTCAACTCTAATTATTGTTCCAACTAGTTGTGCATTAGTTAATGTAATATAACCTTGGTTACGAATGTGTGTTTTGTTTGTACTAAACAATTCTTTGTTATTGAAACTATACTGACTGCTTAGTGCTTCAGTATCGTTAAAGAACACTCTAACATTAGTTCTTGTTAAGTCCATTGGAAACTTCAGTGTTAGTGTAAGTTCAGTACCAGTACTTGTAAATAATTCTGTTTCTGGTAAGTTTAATATTTCTAAGTTTGGAGATAGTCTGTCAAACTTTTGTGTAATATTTAAACTTCTTACTTTTTTGTTTCCTAATACAATACTTACTTTAGGTGGTGTTCCGCCTTCGTCTTGTACACCGTCGATTGTAATAGTTGGAATACTTGTAAAGCCTGAGCCACTGTTAGTAATAACAATATTTTTAACACTACCACTACCTATATATGCACTTGCAGTTGCACCTGAGCCGCCGCCTCCAGTAATAGTTACTTGTGGAATATTAGTATAGCCCGAGCCACCATTTTCAATTTTAATTTCTTCAACACTGTATGTAAAATTATCAACCCAATGCTTTTGTGGATACTGATCAATATTAAAGTTTATACCTGATAACACTCCGTCATTAATTTTAACTTGTGGACTAACTATTTCGCCACGCTCTGTATCATAGAACGGCGATAGTTCAAAGTCTGTTACAACACTTTGAGTATTATCTGTCTTATCATATGCTGATAAGTATTCTCTAACTTTTGTTCTGTAAGGTTTAACTTCTTCAATGTACTTTTCAAAACTTGGTAAGTTATCATTTTGATATGTAGTTTTTTCTTTTAGCTCGCCTACATTGTGTTTTGCTTTTATGAAACTTGTTTTAAATGCCCAGTCAACATAATTTTGTTCTGTAAACACATAACGCAGTCCTGCAAAGAACAATTGGTTATATTCATTTGCAAGTTCGTCAACAAATAAATCATCTCTAATAGTTTCTAATATTTTACGTAACTCTAATGATCCACCGTCTTGTGTATAAAGTTTTGATAGGAATTCTAGTGTACCGTCTTCACGTCCAACAGTTTTGTATCCTGAACTATAGTCTGGTGTATCTACGTTTACAATTTTTTCTAGTAATATCCAGCCGCCTGTGCCTACACTAGATACCTTAACAATGTCACCAATAGTATCTTGTATAATATTTAATTCGTATAGATTATCAATTAAGTAGTCTACTGAAGTTAATTCACTGTAACCTTCTGCATACCAATCTTTGTAATTCCAATATTCTGCTACATCATACGACTGTTGATTTGATATTGTCCAATTTCTATTTGTACTATCCCAAACATAAATTGACCACTTGCCACCTAGTGTACTATCTGACCTTACAAGGGTGCTAAGAGGTCTTACAGTAAGCGTTAAGTCGTCTGTGTAGTTAGTGCCGCCATTAACAACAGTAACGCTTGTAATAGCGCCTATGTTGTTTAAAACAGGTGTTAGTTCTAGGTCTGTTCCAGTTCCGTTAATAGTAATTTTTGGAAGATTTTTATAACCTCTACCTCTAGTTATTACCTTTATTTTGGTTACTGTGCCGTCTACACAAACAGGTTCTAATACTGCTTGCTCTGCTCTAACAGTACCAACAAATCTTAATTCTGCTTCTGTATCAATAATACTATCAAACATGCCTGACAGTATTGTTGGGCGAGGATCTTTATTAGATAATTTTGTAAGATCTAAGTTATCAACCGCAAGCTCTTTTATAAGAACTCTGTTTACTCTTTCAATAAATTGTTTTAGTGCTTCTTTACGATTTACAAACCAACTCTGTCTTGGTCTATTTAAGTTACCGTATTTTTGTTTTATACTTAATGTTGGATCTGGTACTGCTCTGCCATACTTGTCAGTTCCGATTAAACTATCAAACCATTTCTGTTCAATACTTGATTTAGGTTTACTTGTTTCAAATCCGTCTGTAACAATTTGATATTCTGTATGAATATTATTATCTTGATTTTCAATAGTCCAGTAACGGAAATTAATTGCAACATCTGTATCGCTAACTAAGTTATTACAGTTATATAAAACAAATCTATCATTGCCAAGTATAGTAACGAATTTTAATTTCTGTCCTGCAGGGTCTGTTATGATATTTTGTATATCATATGCTGTTAAATTTCTACCTTCAATTTGTGGTAGTACCTTAGTTGCTTTAACCCAGAAGTAATATTTTGTAGTAAACACTTGTCCAACACTATCATATATTTCTTGTGTTGCATATTTTGTATCGCCATATTTAGAAGTACCACTTATACCTAATGCTGTGCCTCTATTAGTATCTGCTAAGTTATCCCATGCTGACGGTAATATGTTTGACTCTACCCACTCGTAAACATCAATACTTGCGCCTTCTGCAAGTTTGTTAAATGTATTTTGTGAGTATGTTATTGAACCTTGATGATAGTCAATGTATTTTACTGTACTTAGGTCCCACCATAGTTTACCTTTATTTCTATCGTCCCAAGCAATGTACTGTTCTTTATTATTAGTAAAGCCTACATTATAATTTGCAGGATCATAATATGTTTTGTATGATAATTCTTGTTCTGCTGTGCCAGGTATCTTACCTAATATAGGATCAAGTATATCAAGTCTTGTTAGCATATTATTTTGTTTAGTGTCGTAAACAAAACTTCCTCTAAACTTGTTTAGGTCTGCAGGATCAATTGGTTCTCTGTAAACTGACCAAGTGCTGTCAATATCATCTTTGATGTATACTGCTACCTGACCTTGAATATTTCCTGTAACGCCTAGTGCAGGTAAACCTACTAGTATTGTGTTGTTGTTTACAATAGCGTTCTTGCCAAAGTTTTTAACATTAAAGTTTGAATATTTTAAACGCTGTCCAAACACAAGAGTATCATTTATATTTTCATAAACATAAACATTGCCACTGTCACTTACACGCTTAACAAATGTAGTAAATCCATTATCGTAAGTTGTTTCTGCTATATTAAATCCTTTAGTTGGATCGTTAACATAGTCATTACGTGTTGTGTCTCTATTCTCATATCTATCAAATGTAGTGTCAAGTAGTATATCACTAGTTGCACCTGTTACAATTAATTGATTGCCGTCAAATCCTAAAGTTTGTCCGAAGCCTTCAACTAATTCTGCATTAGGACTGTTTAGTTCCTGTTGTAATGAATATGTTCCTGCAACATTTTTGTAAACAAATACTTTGCCTTGTTGCGACTCTCTAGCGTCTGTGCCAGGAGCACTTACAACAATTAAGTTACCATTGTCTGAAACTGTTATACTGTTACCATAACCGTCTGAGTCAATAGGTGCAGTAAATTCTGTTACGTATTGGAAGTGCATATCCTTGAGTGTGTATATTACAAGTTTATTGCCACTGTCATATCTTGCTACTGTTGCTAATACTCTGCCATTATCACTAATATCAAATACTTCGCCGTATCCGCTAGTTGATAAGTTTACAATACTACTATCATCACCCGGAATAACAAGTCCTGATGTATTTGGTAAGTAACCAACAAAGTCTATATCACTTCCTATTACTTTCCATTTGATTGGAGTAAACTCTTCGTTACTTAAATTAGTAAGTGCTCTGTAGAATACATCATTATAAATTACAACTTGATCTTGATAGTAAGATGAAATAGCAGTGTATTCGCCTTTGAAATCTGGATCTCTACCTAGTGACCAATTATATGTGCCAAACTCACTTGTACCGTTTAGTACAAAGTAAAGTCTACCATTACCATCAGTGCCGTCATTGGTGTGTGCCTCTTTACTGTTGATAACAAGTTTATAGAAATTATTATCTTTAATAAGTTTTACACTGTGTCCTAGTTCGCGATTGTTTGCACGATTAGGAAGAATATATCCACTAACTAAATCATATTGTCCAGTTGTACTGTTGTTTTGATATACAAAGTATGCTCCTTCTTTAGTATAAGAACTTGCATCTCTACCTATGTTAATAGGAATGTTATCTACCTGTGCCCAGTCATTGTTTTCTGTACTAGGTTCTAATGTTACACGAGGTAAGCCTGGTTTAAATTCTTCAATCCATGTTTGATATTCAATACCTGTAATGAATTTTGTTTCATAGTCAGCAACTTCATCTGTAATACTGTTTACTGCAAATGTTAACTTTGGAGGTATACTTAAATTTGTAGTGTGAGTAAACACTGCAAGGTAACCAATATCTTCGTCTGCTAATTGTCTTGATTCAGTAGTACCAATTCTTGTTAGGTTTGCACCTATTTGTTTGTATAACCACATTGATTGCGGTGCTAGTCCGTCAATATAACGTGAACCAAAACTAAATTCGCCTGCAACACCTTTAACATACAGTCTTGACTTATCTAAATCTCTTTGTATGAATGTAATTACTGCTGTTGCACCTGACTGACCTTCTCTAATAGTATCGCCTGGGGCTAAATCTACTTCAGCAAATACATCATAGTCAATATAACCATTCCATAAGTCTGTTGGAAGTCGTTTGTCTACATTAATAATAGCATATGGGTCTGCACCAAATCCTGTATCAGATATATCTGGTAGTACGCCATTTGCTGGAATATCATTTAAGTAAACACCAACATACGGATTAGGCGTTGTACCATCAGCTGTTGCTGATACTGCCTTGTCAGATACGTTTTTAGGTAAACGTACAACAAATCTTGGATCTAATATATCAACTTCAGTAACGTTGCCCGCAACACCTTGACTCTTATGACTAAGCACTCTAATAAGATCAGTTTCTTTCTTAAATGCTTTTGATGTTGACGAAAGAACTTCAACTGGATTTTCTAAAGTATTTTGTATACTACTCTTATATGGCAGTCTTGCTGTACTTTCTGTCCAACCAACACCTGGTAACGTTGCTGGATTGTAATTGTTTTTAACATCAACAATAACTAGTCCTTCTCCTGAATCTGTTGTTGGAGTATTTGTTAACTGTTGGTCTTTAGGTATAAAGCCTGATGCTAATGGTATTTCCCAATAGCCACCTAATATAGTACTTCTATCTACATTGTCAGCTAGTGGTCTTGTATAACTACCTACTAAGAACTGATCGTTAATGTATAGCGTACCTGACTCGTCAAATACACCATTCTTTCTATCTGCATAAATTACTAGACGTCCTAATTCATTTCTAACACGAACAACATCAGCATTACCTGTTGCAGTAGTTACTCTGTCGCCTGCTGAAACACTAGGAACATTAACAGGATCAAGTATATAAAATACTTCCTGTACTTTACGTCTTATAATATGTGGATTTAGACTAAGGAAGTCTTTATTAATTCCACTAAACGTATTATCAAAAGGTTTGTTTATTTTATTTAGGTAACCATTAAAGCCACCAATATTTGCTGTACCTACAAATCCTACACTACCATTAACTTTAATTGTTAATGCTTCATCGCTGTATAATTCAATTTGTTGATTTGTTAATACTTTAGCATAATATTTTGTACCTTCGATACCTTTAACACTACTTTGTTGTACTGTATCAAATGGTGTGTTAATATCGCTGTTGTCATACAAGTATGGGAACGCAATAGGTCTAAATGATAAGTTATCATTTGGAACATCAGTTAGTATAACTTGATCACCATCTGCTAAACTATGGTTACTATTAGTTGTTAGTCTAACTGGATTAGTTAATTCAATATTAACAATCTCTGGCTTAACATCTGGTGTATAATTTAAACTTAATTCATTCCAATCAAGATATAAAGTATCTCCAATGTTACTTCCTTCGTATGCATCTAACGGAGCTCTAACTAATATGTGATCAATCTCAACATCTATAAGTGGTAAATCACCTAATGCTATTAATGGTATATCATCATATGCGCCGTGTAATTTATAAAGTTCTGATCTCCAACGACTAGCACTATCAAATGTGCCAAATACTACGTTATCAGTTCTGCCTTTAACAGTTCTTCTTGACTTATATAAGTTACCATTGTATTGTACAATAGAACCTAACTTGTAGTCAGTAGCAAAAGTAAATTCATCTTTATATGCAGTCTTAACATTACTTGAATTAGGAGCAGTAACAACCAAGTATTCACCATCTGGGCTCATAGACATTGCTTGTCCAAACTTGCCTGGAGTAGTTGAATAATTAGCAATAGGTTCTATTACTTGTTTAGGTTGTAATGTTCCAAACGTTGTACTACCGTCTTGTTGTCTTTCATAAATGTAAACTTTTCCGTCACCGTCTAGTGGCGAGCCTACAGCAACTACAGTATTTGCACTATCGTTTGCAATACTTTCGCCAAAGGATATATTATTCTCTACAGGGTTAATTAAATTTTCATCTAAATCAAAACTATTACCTGCTTTAATAACATTCCATTTACCTTTGCCGTCAGCAGTAATACTATCTACCCAAAGTGTTTCTCCGAATTCAACATCTGTTTCAGCAAACGCATTCGCATCTGCAAGTGTTGCAACACGGTTTGAAACAAACGTTGTAAGTATTCCTGTTAAGCCTGTAGCTTCTGTTGTTAGTGCTACGTCTTCTGGTAGTGTTATAGTAATTCTATTCAGTTCTACACTTTTAACTTTGAAAAAGCCTTGTACTTCTTCAGTAACATCATACAATCCTACAATGTCATTTACTTTTATTGTTGTTAGTCTATCTAAAACTAAAACAGCATCGTTTTCTACTGGTATTGCACTTTGAATAGTACAAGGTGTATCTGTATATTTGTATACATTCCAATCATTTTTATCAAATGTTACCCAAACATACTGTCCTTGTTTTATAACAGTATGATCAATATTTAATATGTCATCAAATGTTTTTACAGTATAGTTTACATCTTCTTGTCTTACATAACCAGCAGTTTTTAATGCTGGATCATTTACATATTTTACTGGAAACGGTTTATGTGCATAACCATTAGGTGCTACAAATACGCTTCCTGGTAGTTGGCGATAAATTAAATCTGATACGTCATCTGGTATTGTTTCTGTTAATAGAATTGGCTGTGGACTTAATTGGAACTGTTCTTCATCTAATAAAAATTCTAATTCTTCAAAACCATCACTAGCACCGTACTGTCCTGATCTAACAGCCCACTCTTCATAAAATTCTAAACTCTCTTTATCTGCACTACTTAATGCATCAAACAATTTTGTAAGAACATTTTTAGTTCCTTTGTCTGCAATCATTCCTTGATAGAATTTATACTGACTTACATCATCATTAATAATGTTTGCTAAGTATTCACGCTTCTGATAACCAATTAAATGCTGTGCAATTTCTTGTTGGTTAACATCAAAGTTGTCTGTATCAAGATCATAAAAATCTGCAAACTGATTTGTTTTGTATTCAAGGTTAGTAAGTAATTTACTTTGAGGTTTTTCTTCTAGTCTGTACCATTGACTGTCAACAAATAATTCTGAGCCTGTAACTTTTGTAATAGCCGCATAATAAAATTCTTTATACTTAACAGCATCACCAATTGCATAGTCTTTCCATTGTTGCCAAGTTGTAACAATAGCATCATCATATATAAAGCCTGGAATGTTTAAGCCACCTGCCCAATCAGCAGTCCTGTAACCTAGTACACGAATACGTTCTTGTCTATAACCTGCTTCTTGATCGTAAATAATATCTTTAAATACAGTTTCGTTATCAAGTACAACAACATGTTCTTTTTGTACTAACGGAAGTTTTAAAGCATATATTCCATCTGCTGTATTTTTAACTGTAAGTGAAAAAGTATTTTCATTTGTTCTTAAAATGTTTACAAATTCTTTTCTTAACTTTGTACCGTTTGCAGATACTAAACCATATTCATAAAATGGATCAAATATATCATCTACTACTGCATAGGAAGTTGAAAACTCAATACGTTGTGCTGAAGGACTTACAGTAATTAAACTTCCTGCGTCCCAGTTTTGTAATGTCCAGAACATAAATTCTTTTGCACTTAATTTCCAATTTTCAACTGCTTCTAAAGTAGGATTAAAATTATCAAATACAAATCCTGCTTTTTGTAAATAGTCTCCGTAACCTAATAAAAAGTCAACAACTTCTTGTGTTGTTCTTAATAATGTTCCGTATGGTAATTGTTTTACAAATCTAGAATCAAATCTTGTTCTAAACTGTGCAGAACGCCCGCCAACAACTGGTAAGTCCGGAAGTTTAGCAAATTTTGATTGATCAAAAATTGTATCACTAGTATGTGCTGTAGTAACTCTATAAAAAGTTTCTTGATACTTTACAACTCCGTCTGCAACATAACGCTTGTCTGAATCCCATTCAATAAACGAATCACTTACTCCGCCAACATTTACTAATGGATCATTTTGATTAGGCACATAGTTGTAATATTTAAAACTTGGATTAGAAGAATCGTATCCTCTAATAATATAACCTGCTGATGCTTTTTCAATTACAACACCACTGTAAGTAACAACATCAATTGGACTACTTGTTTGTAGTGTAACTTGATAGTTTTCTTCTGGAACAAAAACGTTACCTTGGTTTAAAGGAGTTCTACTGTCAAGTAATAAATTAAATTTACTCTTGTCTGTAAAGCCGCCTACTTTAAATGCAACTTGGTTTGTAATACTCGCAACATTGTTTTGATATGTTTCATAATTAGATACAACATTACTTGCAAGATAGTTTGCAATAAAGTTTACAAAGCCTGATGTAAACACTCTTACTGAGTCTGAACCTGTTGTACTATTATTTGGATATACTAAATCTACTAAACGCATACGCTTACTAGTTGTAGAATAAACAATTTGATTTGAATTATCTCTTATAGTTCTTAGTCTATCAAAACCTAGTCCAATAATTTTTGTAGGTTGATTTAACATCCATGCTTTAAATAATGAGAAAGCATATTCTGAACTTCTGCGCCAAGCAGTTTCTACTGGTGCTTCGTCACCAAATACAAACGAAGCTCTTGTTAAACCATTTACATAGTTTTTAGCATAGCCCGAATCTAATGGACTTAATAGTTGTCCTAAATCATTTACAGGAATATGTATTGTAAGTCCAGGTCTTTTGTATTTTTCTAATACAACTTTGTTTACACCTGGCTTTGCAATAATACCTTTTTCTAAGTCTTCCCATAGTAACAAGTTATTACTTGTATAAGGAGCAGGACCATAAACTGTTTCCCACCAGTCTGGCTTACTTGTTAGTCCTAGCATTTCCCATGGATGAGTATGTGGACGATCAGTATCGTATGCTTGTTTATATACTCCTCTCCAATAACCTGGTAACGCTGTGTCTAATGGAGACTGCATTGAACTATAGTTATATGAGAATGAATTGCTTCTATTGTAAAAGTCAAATGCTGTATAGTCAACATCGTCAATGTTTGTTAACCAAGACGCAAAGTCTTTAAGCATTACATTATCAATGTTTTCTTTAGTTACAGTTGTATTTCTATATGTTCCTGGAATAAAATCGTGTATGTCAATAATATCTGAATTGTAATTAGTTCTAATATTATTATAAATTCTTTTTTCAAATTCAAGTATTAAGTCATCTCTAAAATCGCCATATGCTTTTGTTATAGATCCATCATGTCCTTGAATTACTTCTGTTGGCTCAGTGTATGAATTGTCAATAAATTTAACAGGAGCAAACTTTGGATACAAACCTAACTTAGTTGGAGTTGGCGGAACGTATGATCCGTCAGTAGTTTCATATTCGTTAATTGTAATTACTTGACCAGCAGTAAGTTCTTTTGTAATTTCACAAAAGCCATCTGTATTAAAAGTATAGTCTTGACCAAATACTAATTGTTCATCATCTATGTATACTGTAACTGCTTTTACACTTGGTTCAGTTATGTTATATATTGCATTTAGTGCATAATATACATTACCTGGTATTGCATCGTAAGTAATTGTTCTTGCGCCACCTGTAGGTACCATATCACTAAAGTAAAACGGTAAGTTACTTGTTTTGTTTTTATTAAGTTCTGCAAATATTAAATCAACATGTGCTTTAGGTGTTCCGTCAAATCCTAAACCTAATGATGTTTGAATAAACAATCTTTTAAACTTAGCATACTCACGTCTGTTAAAGTCAATTGCTTTAATAATGTTTGCACTCTTATCTGTAATATGATATAATGCAAGGTTTGTTGGGCCACTATGCTGTACAAACTTTCTACCAAATGTAGACAAGTTTCCAATGTCTCTTAAATTTCCTGGTCCAGGGTGTATACCAAAGAACTCATTTACTTCTTGTACAATACTTGTTACATGATCGTTAACTTCACCTAGTGTAAATGTTGTAATATCATTGTTAAGTGGATTACGTTCTAAGTTAATTGGTAATTCATATATACCGTTTGCATTTTTAGTAGCACTTGAACGGCATCTAAAAACAACTACATCATCTTTTGTAAGTGCTGTGTTAAATCTAACAATTACATTTGTTTCAGTTTTATCAAATACATAGTCTGTAGTTTCAAATTTTAAGTTGTTGTTTACTGTAACTTTAACGTCTAAATCACTTAATGACGAACTATTATCAAATACGTCAACTACAAAACTAGTTTGATTATTAGTTGCTACGTACTGTCGTAAAACTCTTTGTGTACTTTGTGTATTTGCTTTTATCCAACCGTTGACACTACTGTAGTCTGTTCTTGTTTTGTATTGATGTAATGTACACACATCAGTTGATGCTGTTACTGTTTCAAATGTTGCATCAGTATATGTAAAACTACTGTTAAGTAAATTAAAATCAAAAACTATGTCACCAATATTTTCAATACTTCTGTATGTAATAGGAAAGCCTAGTTGTGCATCATTAGTTCCTGTACCTTCGCGATAACTAAAAACTTTATTACCTGCAAACGTAGAGTTAGGATATGTAGAACTGTCGCCATAACTAATACCACTTGAATCAAACAAATCAAACAATGGTGGTTGATTTACTTTAGTTTTTTCTTGTGTTAAATTCCATGTGTTGCCATCGTAATAAAACATACGACCTTTGTATTCTAGTCCATCAAGAGCTAATACAGTTTCGTTTTCTAAAGGAGCAGTATCAGGTTCTTCAATTAAACTAATTTGTCTGCGACCTTTTTGTGTAATAAATTTAACTTTAAATATTTTACCGCTTTCACGAATGTCTTCTTCAGCAGTAAATAATACACGCATGCCTTCTACAAGATCAATGCCGTCTATATTATAACCTACTGCGCCTTCAACTGTTGAAAATATATCTTTTGTAAATGTATCAATAACGTTTACGTTATTTTTAGTTGAAGTACCAAAGTTAAATAATTTTAAGTTTGCATTAAATTCAATAATAGGTCTTGTTGCTCTTGCATTTTGATCAATGTCAACTTCTTGACCATTTATTCTAGCAGACTCTTCAATTACATTTTTGTGGAACCATCTATTATATCTACTCCACATGTTTCTATCATTACTGCTACGATTAACTATAATGTAGTCTTTTGTAGCAGGATATCCGTTAGCATTAGCAAATGGCAATCTATCAAATGCATTTGTATCAAATGCAACATCTCTGTTATCTGAATATGAACCTGGAATTGCAAGTTCGTTTTCAGGTACTAATTTAATATTACTACCAACGCCTTCAACATACCAATCGCCTGTTGCGTATTTTTCAGGAGTAACAAATCCTGCAAAGGATACTTTCATACCTGTTGATAGTTGTATACCGTTTGAACTTTTGTATTTCTTTTTACCTAGTATTTCTTTTTCAACATCTATGTCTGTATTTTCATCTATGTCTTTAATTTGTATTAGGCCACTATTATTAATGTCATTTTCTGCAACATAGTATAATACTTCAGGTGCATTAACATCTACTTCAAATGTTACTGTACCTTTTTCAACGCCTTGGGCACTAACACCGTCATTGTAATTAAAACTAGATTCTAATGTTCTTTTTGTTTTAAATGTAATTGGTGTGCCAATTGCATCAATGTCAAATGTGTATGTTTGACCTTTGTATAAAATAAGTGTTGGATTGTTTACTAATTCATCTGATGAAAACTTATATGCAACGTTGTCTACGTTATTAAATAACGATACTTCAACAGTACTTTCTACGCCACGTTCTTGTCCTGCAATCCTTACAGTTTGTGGTCCATATGGTAACCAATAGTATTCGCGGAAGTTACTAAACTTATCCCAGTCAACATGCGGTTGCCAAGCATAATATTCTTGCGAGTTTAATACTTCTTGGTTTTCTGTGTTGCCACCAAAACTTTTAATTTGATTTAGATAGTCATTATAGTCTTTATAAAATGTAACATTATCTAATTCATCTTTTATAAGTGTTACAGGTTCAAACTGATAATTTTCTCTTTGTGTAGATATATCGCCTACATAATTATCGTCAGCATTGTATGCTTTAGATATTTGTCTGCCGTAGTAACCGTTAAGTTTTTCTGCAACGCCTGGCTGTACTAATTGATCTAATGTTGCTTGTAAAAATTTACTGTTAGCATCAGTTCTAAAGTACTTAGGAAGTAAGTTCTCACTTTTACGACTTCCTTCATTACCACCTGCTGGTAATGGAAAATCTGACTGGTTATTTTCATACGCCATTAGTAACCGCTTCCTCCGCTATTGCTACTACTTGAACCACTGCTTTGATTCGAGCTACTACTATTTGAACTTGAACTAGTACCTAAGTTCAAACTACTGTTACTTGATACTGCTTCACTAGCACTTATGTCTTGTGTTGTGCTAACTATTGCACCTTGTGATTTTAGTTTAGTTGCTGTAAGAGTTGTAACAACTTCAATGTTATCAACTGTTGCACTGCTTATAAACACTTCGTCTGCTTCTGACTTAACTTCAAACAAACTACCAAAAGTAAGTGAGTCTTGTGTAGGAACAATAACAAATGCCGCTAAGTTTGGAGCAAGTTGTGTCATTACATAAGCACTAAGCTCTGTAAAGTAAAACGTATCGCCAAACTCCCAATTTTCTATAGCAAAGAATTCATTAATTGCTGTAATAACACCTGCCTTTAATTCATTTTCATTGACAACTTTATCTGTATTTTTTACAATTTTAAATGATGCTTTCAAGTCGTCACTTGCTCCGATGCCAAACAGCTCTTTGTACTTAACTGGATGATAAATTACTTCGTCACTAATTGATTTAATTTTGTTTATTTCTTCACCAAAGTTAATAAACAATACATCACTGCTTGGCGGCAACGGTTTAGTTGCTAGGGCGCCTGCTACATATTGTCTATAAGACGTGTCATACGATCTTGTTAATACATAAGTGTCAATAATGTTAGAGCTACTTGGATCTATTCTGTTGCTTTCGTCTGCTGAATGCTCATATTGGAATATAATTCCATCTCTACCTGTGTAAGCTCTAAAGTTTACTGTTAACTCTAACTTTTCAGTTGTTGTATTGTAAACTTTAAAAATATTTTTATCTATGATATAAAAAACTGTGCCTGTTGCATAACTTTCAATACCAGTATCAGTAATAACTGTTTCTGTTGCTACTGCTGTAATTTTTTCATCAACAGCATCTACATATCTAAAGTCTTCTACAGCATCAGTTGTAGTATATTGTTTTTGGTATATAAATTTACCTGTGGATGATGTTGTAATAAACTTATCAAAAATTTCTGGATCATCTACAACGCCATCATCGTCGCTGTCATAAAATCCAACTTCAATCTTTTTACTATCTACATAGCCTTCTTTATCTCTATACTCATTTACAATTTCCCAATTAAAAGGAACTGTAAACGGAGTAAGTGCATATCCGTTACTAGTTGGCTGTGTGTTAATACTCATTAAACTAATTTTATCTTTTACAACTTCGTTAGTTAATGGATCATATACTTTATCTGAATTATCGTAATAGAATCTAATTTCTTTATCGCTTTCAAACACATAACGCTGTCCACGATATGTAATTGTATATGTTTCTCCGTCTGTTTGGAATAACAATAACCAACTACTGTCTAAGTTTTGTCCTGTTATGTCACCTGTTTTACCTGTAGTAAACACATTTAAAATATCAAGATCGTCTTCTACTATAACACGCCATGTTGATGATTTAAAATCAAATCTTAAACCAAACGTTTTATAAGTAAACACTTGATCAATAATTTGAGTTTTAATTTGATTTTCAATTGCTGTAGTAAACACAGGTTTAATTTCTTGTATAATAGGAGCAGTTGATAAATCGTTGTTAATTGGTCCTGGAATAATATCATTTAATGCTATTGGACCTGAACCGTCATTAGTGTTATCAACACCTGGGCCATTAACACTTATAATTTTTGTCCATTTGTAAGTAGTTGCACCTGGATGATCTGCGGCGCCTGCCATTATAGATCCATCAGGCATAAAATGATACCCTGTTGGTGCTACAAACTTTATCATACTACCTGGTTCAAGGTATTGTAATGTAGAGCCTGTAAATGTTCCTACTCTTAATTTTCTATTATCAATATCTGTTAAGTAACCTGTTGTTAAATTAGTTGCTGTCGAAACTTGATTCCATCTTGCACCTAATTCTTCTACAATTATTTTTGCAAACTGTGAGTAATAAAAGTTTTTAATTTTATAGTTCTTAAGAATAACTTCAATTTGATTCTTAATAATACCCTCAATGTCTGTTTTTGTTGCAAAAGAAAATACTTCTTTGCTAGTTAAGTTTTGTGTATAAAGTATACCGTCTTTACCATATAAATTAGTTTTACTATATTTGCCAGTAGCATCAAGTAAATCATAATATCTACTAATACCACTTGCTGTTCTGTTTACACTCTTAACTTTAATAATTTCTTGACTTACTCCTAGTGGAGCAACGTTGTAGTCTTCGCCTGTAACCATTCTATTTTGTGTATAGTATGTTGCAGGAGCATTTGCTTTGATACTTGCATTAGTTTCTGAAGTACTTGAATTTTCAACAGGATATTTTAGCTCTAAGCCTATTGTAAGATTTTCTGATGTTCCTAATTTACTTCTGTAAGGAATAGTAATTGTAATGTTTATAAGCTCTGATGGACTTACAACAAATGTTCTATTATCACTTACACGGTAATAAACTTTAAATGTACCTTTTGGCAATGCACCAAATGTACCATCTGAGAATATTAAACTAATTCTATCTTCAACTCTAGTTAGTACTGAATAAATGTTTCTAATATTTTTACTTAAACTGTTATAAACAATGTTGTTACCTTCTACAGCATCAACTTTGTTCCATAATTCATTTTCATTACCAATGTCATCTAATTTGTACAACCAAACATCTGTATTGTTAACGTCTACAGCATCGATTGCAACAACTTGGTTTGAACTTGGAGTTGCTATTGAGAAGTTACCTTGATCTAAACGTCCTTGTCTAAAGTGCGCAAAGAAGCCTGTATTATTTGATCCAGCACCCTGACCATCATCTCTGTAAAGGAATGCAAAGTTGTTGCCTGGTAGCGGAGACTCTTCTACAATATTTCCACTTTCAACATTAGTACTTGTAATTTCAAACTGTGTTGATTTACCATCAACGTTTTTACTAAATCCAAATACTGGAATATCTACGTTTACACCATTAACTCTGTACTGCTCAACACTAATGCCATTAACAGTATCAGTTTTTACAGGACGACCAAACACACTGTTTGCAGGTAGTGCAGAATTTATTACTTTAATAAATTGCTCATACCAGTCTTGATTTGAAACATCATTCCAAATAACTGTTTGTCCAGATAAGTTAGTACCATTTGAATCATACAATTCTTCTGTAGAACTAATTGTTTCAAATTTTAGTAGTCCGTTTGCTGATTGGTTACGTTTTGGATTGTAAGATAGTAAACGAGCTAAACGTAGTACCGACTCTCTACGTTCTGCTAGTTCTAAGAAATTTTCTCTTGCATTAAGGTCAACACGGAAAGACATGTTTTGACCTAAGAAAGCAATAAGGTCAATCAATGCCAAGTATTCACTTGATTCGATGTAGTCGTTAAAATCCTCCGGATAGTTCTGACGGAGGTAATTTATCATTGTTCTGCGCAGGTTATCAAAGTCGTAACTTTGGAAATCTGCATTTCTAAAAGACTGATATACTCGCTTCCAATCTTCAGCTAGTAATAGTCTATTTTGTCTGTCGGTTGTTGACATACTTTGCTTCCTTTATATGTTACAGTATTTATTAAGAACGGTAAAGTGCGTATTTAATTCTATGTTAAAATAGCGTTATCTTCATCGAATTTCATACGCATACTTTCAGAAATATTGTAAGGCAAGTATGTAAGTGTACACTCAACCATAATACCGCTTTCATAAGTGTCGACTGTAACTTGTTCAACGCTCACTCTTGGGTCAAAATTAATAATATCTGTTACATTGTTTGCGATAGCATCTCTTAAGCCATCTGTCATTGGTTCAAAAATGACATCCCAAATAATAGTTCCAAATTCTGGATTCTCTAGTCTTTCACCTACTCGAATATGAAAGTGGTTTATGATATCCTGTTTAATAAGTGCAATATCGTAGAGATTGAAACTGGTGTTCTCAGGATTTGTTGTAGAAATACCTCTATAGGCTCTACTTTGTACCTGCGGTTGCGGTCTTTTATTTGACTTTACTGTAACATCTTTATACAGTTTTTTCTCTTGTGTACTCATAACTATATTTACCTACTTATTGTGGACCCGATATTGGCGTATCTACACGCTTGCCTGCTTCAATATTAGTTCCTGCTGGCTCTGTTGTAATGCTATCTCTTGTTACAAGATCTCCGGTTATCATTTTACTTGCAAAACCTCTACCTAGTCCAATACGTTTATTAGTTTCTGCACCACCTTGGTTTGCATAACCAACTGCTTTACGATATTGTTCGCCTAGTGTTCCAAAATCAAAACTATCCCAACTTATTGTTTTACTATTAATATATCCAGCCGCAACTGCAACTGCAATTTCTGGATCATTAACTAAGTCAGGGTTTTGAACAATTTCAGGGTGTCCGGCTTTTCTACCGTATGTTTCGTAGTTGCCTTTGAATGTTAACTGAATAAGTCCTCTACCACGATACTTGTAGCCTTCATTTTGTGCATTACCATATCTGTTGCCATATAATGTATTACCTATAGCGGCAGGTCCTGCGGCCGCAAGTTCTTGTGCAAACGCATCAGATTTAACACGACTTGGATATACTTGACGCAGACGTCTAGCACTATAGTTTAAGTTTTCGCTTCGTGGTTTAAATCCGCACTCTGCTTGTATCTGTGCCATAGCCATACCAAGTGCTTCTGCATTGCCTGGAGTTTCACCTTCAGCAAGTTTCGAAGCGTCTGCTGTATTAAGTGCAGTAGCAGGATCTAGTCCTGCTTTCTTTATCATTACACTTAAGAAATATTCTTGTAAGTCTGTTACTGGTACAGGATTAGCAGGTTGATCTCCTGATGGCCCAACTACTCCTGGAGTAACTGTTTGTGCGCCGCCAACATTTGCCGCTGATTGATTTGTTGTGTTTATTACACTTGCATCTGAATCTGTATTAATTAACGGAGTAGTTTCTCTAAGTGCAGGACTTGGTGAGCCACTTGCTTGTGTAAAACTTGGAACAAACGTTAGTGGATCTAAATGTTCATGTGCAGTCCACGGCTCATGTACAGGAACTCTAACAGGCCAAAGTGCTGGTGCCGCAACTACTGCTGTTGCCGCTGTACCTGCCGTTGCCGCTTCTACAGCCGCTGGACCATTCATGTGAATCTCTGCGGCAGTTTCTGTATGATTGCCTCCACTGAGTATGTCAGTATTACCACCTGCTGTAAGATAGTTATAGCCGGCTGTGTTTAGATCTAAGTTTGCTTGTGTATCTTTTCTATCACCTGTTGTATTAACATCAAGTGTTGCTTTGTTACTAATAGTATGTGCGCCTGTTATTATTGTATTTCTAGTTGCACCTACAAATAATTTTTGATCAGCACCTACATAGATATCATTATTTGAACCAATGTCAATTTTATGATCAACACCAACTTTAACATCACTGTTATTTGATACAGTAAGTTTATAGTCACGTCCGGCGTTCATATTAATATCTCTTGCCGCGGCTAAATTTATATCTCTATCTGCACTTATATTCAAATCGTTTTGTGTTCTAACACTTACACTATCTTGTGCATAGATATCAATCTTACCGTTAGCAGTCATTTCAATCCAAGAACTGCCTTGTGCATTAGCAATGTAAATTAAGTCTTCGGAGTTGTGTAAAAGTATTTGGTGACCTGTTCTAGTTCTTAAACGTACACATTCGCCTTTAGGAACTTGTTTAAGACCAGATTGTGGATTGTCTTCTTCAATTAAATCTGTATATATTTGGGCATCACTTTGAGCAAAACTATTTCTTACATAACGCTCATCGCCGTCATCAAATACTAAACTTGATCCGCCAAGTGTACTTGAAAATCTTTGTGTTCTTGTTTCTGAAGCGCCTACTGTAGCTTTTGGTGCTCCGTCCCTTTTGTCTCTTGGTCCTGGAGTTGATATACCAAACACACTGCTGGGCAAATTACGCCTACTAGAACTGTTAGCAGGGCCTCTTACATCGTCATACAGCAGACCTTGTCTGCCAAGTATAGTATAGAAGTCTAAATTTGCAGGCTTCTCATATAAGCTAGGATCTGTGCCTTTGCCTGTTTGCAAACGTTTGTTAAATTCACCTACTGGTAATTTTAAATTAGGATCATAATTATTTGCTGTTGTACCGCTCCAAGGATCTGGAGTCATCCAATTCATATATGCGTCTTGAATACAACCAATCCAATAACCTCTTGCTAGGTTACCTTCAGCAAATACAACAAGAACCTTTGTTCCTGGTGTTGGCGGAACAAACCACATACCGTAACTTTTTTGTGTTCCTGCAAAGTCTTCGTTTGCTGTGTTGCCACTGATAGGTGTTGAACCAGCAAATGGAGACATGTACTTTACTTGTACAACTTGTCCGCTACGTTCTGTTTGGTTACCTGAACTACTATTCTTTAATAGTTCAACTGATAGTGTTCCCATCTTTTTTGGATCTAGATGTGATACAACTATTGCTTCATACGGTCCTGGGTTAGTTACTAACTTGGGCCTAGCACTACGTCCGTCAATTGCCATTACCGAGCTCCTTCGCTTGCTGTACTAGCTGGTGCTGTATCTGTTTTAGTTACTGCTGATGGATTATTTTTATCTTCAACTTTATCTTTTTTATCTGTTGTTTCAAGTGCTGATGTATTATCTGGAGTACCTGGTATTCCAATATCTGACTCTTGATTGTTTCTACGTATTAGTGAAAGTACTTGT